CTCTTTTACCATTACGCCAAGAACCTGTATATTTATATCCATTTGGTAATTCTAAAGTTCCTTCACCATCTTTCTTATCTTCTTTAAAATTTCCTTTATAAAAACCTCTATTTAATGAAAATGTTTCTATACCATAACCATGTTTCTTTCCTTCAAAAAAATCACCATTATAATTACTTCCATCTTTATAAATCATTATACCTTTTACAAGCTTATCATCCTTAAATTCTCCTTCGTATTTTACGAATTTCACATGATTAACAAAAGTATAAGTACCTTGACCATTTCGTTTGCCATCTTTAAATTGACCAATGTATACAGCACCATCAACAAAAGTTAAAGTACCTTGACCATTAAATTTACCATCTTTAAATTTACCAATGTATTTATCACCATTAGGATTAGTTAAACTACCTTGACCAGAAAATAATCCATTTACTACCGAACCTTTATAATAAAAATTTCTTTTAGTATAAAGCATAATATTGTCATTTGTAACACTCTTATTTGTTACTTTTTCTAAAATTAAATTTTTTTCATTAAAATAAATATTATCTGTTGTTTCATATTTTTCTCGTTTATTTTTTTCATCAATTATTTCTGTTTCTCGATTAAATTTTCGTTTTTTTAAATTACTCATTTAAATTGTTTTTTTGTTTTGTTTTAATTTTTGGGTTACAAATATTTTTTAAAGTAATCTCAAAAGATATTTTTTGTTTTGTTTTAATTTTTGGGTTACAAATATTTATTAAAATAATCTCAAAAGATATTTTTTTTCAATTTTTTTTAATTTTCAATTTAATATACCAATAATATTTTAGATATAATAATTTAAACACTATAATTTATTTCTTAATATTATTATGAAAATAGCTTTTCTATTCTTAACTATCGATCAACCCTATTTTACTCAAGCTTGGGAAAAATACTTTCAAGATAATCAAAATAAATATAATATATACATACATCCTAAAAATAAAGACTCTATTACACATAAATTATTTAAAAATAATATCGTTCCTGATATAAAAACTACCAACTGGGGATTCCTTGTTGAAGCACAAATTTCATTACTACAAACTGCACTAATTGATGATAAAGATAACCAAAAATTTATTTTACTATCCGATTCTTGCTTACCTACTAAAACATTCAACGAACTATACACATTCCTTAACAATAAAAAACTATCTTACATTAACATTCCTACACAATTTAATAATAATATTAACAAAAATTATAAATATAAACACTCACAATGGTTCTGTCTAGATCGACACCATGTTAAAAAATTACTTCTTCAAAAAAACACTATAATTAATGAACTTAAATATACTAAAGGTGGTGATGAATACTTCCTTAATTATATACTACCCGATGATAAAATAATTGATTATCCTATTACTAACGTAGATTGGAGCAATCTCGATTTAGTTCAATCTTACCAAACTAAAGTTAATAAACTTTGGAAAGATTATGATAAAAATAAAGATAATAAAACTTTAAAGCTAATTAATAAATATAAAAAAATTAAAGAAAATTACGCTAAACATCCTAAAACTTATGATAATTTTTCTGATGAACTCATATCTAAAATTAAAAAATCAAAATCTTTTTTCTTCAGAAAATTTGATAAAAATATTGATTTAAAAAAATATTTTGATAATATATTATAATGCTTCAACAACTTAAAATTATTCTTATTTCATTTTCACATTTTTTATTAAGTATTCCTTATATTATATTTAATAATACTAATCTTAATAATAGACCAAGAGTATTCTTACAACCACCTAAATTAGTATTTTCTATAGCTTGGACTATACTATATATACTTTTTGGAATAATTAATCTTAAAATATTATATAATCATAATTTATCTAATAATAGAAAAATAGACATTATTAATCAATCTATCACTGAATCATTATTACATTGGTTATGGTTGCTTATTAATTCTAATTTTATTAACAATTATTATTATTTAAAATTTATAAGTACATTTATATTAACTTATATTGTTTATTACTCATTTATTAGAGCTTATTATTTAAAGAAAACTGATAATTTTCTACATAAATTATATATCCCTTACAAATTATGGATTGTTTTTGCTCTTTATCTAGAATTGGCACATCAAATTTAAAAATTTATATTATTTAATATTTCTTTTGTTTTACTCTCTAACTTATTATAATTTCCTAATTTACTTATTACAAAATCTAATAAATAATCCATATTAGAATTTTTTATTTTACCACGCTCAAATACTTTTTTATACTTTTTTCGATATCTATCTAATAATAATAAAAATAATGTGCAATCATAACAATTATCTAAATATTTTTTACTATGTTCTATATTCTGTTTATAATTACATACACGAGACACACGATTATGATAGTAACACTTACCTTCATAATCATCAACATCATAATCTATTTTTTTTGCACCTTTTTTTATTACTAATCTTGTTTCTGTCGTCGCTTCCTGAGGAAAAATTTGATTGTAAATTATACCTTCATAATAATTATACTTTTTAAATATTCTTGGTAATCTAAATTTTAATTGAGAATATTCTGGTTGAATTATTTTTATCCATTCTTGTTGCATTAAATTAGTTTCATGTATTGATTCTTCAGTTGGCACAACTCGGATATCACTTATCAATAAAATATACTCTCCCTTTAACTTAGTCTTATAATATAAGGCTGTTTCTTCTGTAAAATACTCTTCCTTAATCTCCACTACTTTAGGATTACTGTATAATGGTTTATAATGATCTCTTGGATCTATTAAATACCAATAACATTGAGGAAACATTCGAGTTAATATATTTATATTATCTCCCCCAGCTGAACCTGGATATATTACATGGACTTTTTGTGATCTAGGTGCATAATACAATAAAAATTGTAACGTACTTAAAAACAATTTTAATTGACCCCAATGAAGAGCTGTAGTTGGTCGTTGTTTTCTTGATTCAAAATTGACATATTTACTATTTTCATCTAATATTTCTTTAATTTCATTTTGATAATATAAATTTTTAATATCATCTAATTTTATATTTGATTTATCTAATTCTTCTTCTATATCTCTTTCATATTTTAATCCTTTTTCTTCACATTTATTATTTTCACAATTTACAATATTTAATATATCACAAAAAAAATGAATTGTATGAGGATTTTTTTTTACAACATTATGATATTTTTTATCTATTTTACATAAATATTTTTTCATATAATACTTTATATAAAAAAATATTAAAGAAACATATCTGGAAATCCTTTCATAGATGAACATTGTATAAAATACTCTGGAAATAATTGATTTCTTAAATCTGTAAAATTTTTAGATTTTTTTATAAACTTATTTAATTTATCTAATTCTATTTTGCTATAACTTGCATTCGTAATTTTAAATTTAAAAAAATTTACTAATATAAATATTATGTTTATGCTATGATCTGCACCAGAATAAATAACACCATTTTTTATATACTTTTTATCTAAAAATCTCCTCAAAAAATATAAATCTATTATTCTTGCATTTAAATCTGTATAATTATTTTGGAAATCACTGATTTTATTTTTTATATCATTATAATAAAAATATCTACCATCATTCGTTAATTTCTTTAAAAATATACCATCACTATCTTTCAATTCATTCATTATATCCTTAAAATCCTTTAATAATTTTTTAAATTTATCTTCATAATCCTCCAAAAGATTCATTATTATACCTTTTAACTTCTTATTATTATATTTATCATTAATCTTATTCTCTTTTTTAAATATGTAATCATAATCAACTAAAACTAATTTATATATATTATCCATTTTATTATAAAACAAATCTTTATAATAATTATATTGTATTAAATCACTCAAAGAATCCCAAATATTCGAAAAATTATTTTTCCATCTCAAATCAAAATAATGATATCTAATATTATCTTTTTTTTTTATTACTTCATTCACTTTCTCAGAAAATTTATTGTTAAAATAATTTCTTAACTCCATTAAATAAATATCTACGTAATCTGACTTTTTTATCACATTTTTATCATATATGAGATTTATATCATCCTCTATAAATAAATCCCATTCGTTTTTAAATTTATTTGCACTATTTGTGAATTTATCAAATAATTGAACTACATCTATACTACCATAATCACTACATTTAGTCTCTCTCGCATGAAAATCAAAAAATAAATACAATATTTTCTCGTCTCCATTTATTATACCCTCTATTCTTACAATGTTAATCGGACCACTGATATTTATATTATTTATCTTACTCATAATAATATAAATATTTTAATTTTTTCTTTTCCTTTGTCTTGATGCTTTATTTTCTTTTATATATTTCTTTCTTTCTTTCTTTACATAATCCTCCACAAATTTTAACTTCTTATTTATTTTTAATAATTTTAATAATTCATCATGACTAATTTCCATCATATCAACTTCTTTATTTTTAGTCTCTGATACTTTATATAAACCATTCTCTGGCTTTTTTACTTCTATTTTATAAAAATCCTTGTCACCATCTTTCTTTATGTATTCAAATGATAATCCGAGTTCACTATCAACCAATTGCATTTTTTCTAAATAACTTACACCATCTTTTTTATACTTTACACTATTCTCAAATCTATATAATACACTCATATATAATATATATATAAAAAAATTACATTTTAAATTTTAAATTAGGTAAATTTATCTCACTGTCATAACACTCTAACTCTAATTCATATACTCTACCTTCTACTACCTCTTCATTATACTTTAACATTAACTCACTTAACATTAAATTATTCTTATCAGTATTACAATTTAATGGCGATAATAATAATTTATCTTTATAATATATTACATCTAATTCTAAATTATACAAACTTAATACCTTTTCCTTTAACTCACTTATTTTTATATCATAATCTATTTCTAAATAATCCCATACAGAATTTCCTAAACAATTACGCTCACATTCTATTGGATCGCTACTCATTAAAACATTGATACTACTATTTAAATAACTATTCTTATAATCACTAATATTATCCTTACCAATAATATATTTAATTATCTCTTTCATTAACATTCCTGATACTATACTAGTTGTTGTACTTATCGCAGGTACTATCTTTCCTGCTTTTAATTTTGTTTCTAAAAAACTTATCTGCTCTATATTATAATTATACGCCCTTAGATTTACACAACTATTTATAAACTTAATATGATTATTTTCATCATTATCTTTCTCTAACTCGATACTTCTTACATTGATATTACTTAAATCAAAACTATCATTTAATTCTTTATACTCATAATTCAAAATAATCTCATCTATATCTATATCAATAATATCTATGTTACACATTTCTGCTACTAATATACTTAAACTAATAACATAGTTATAATGAAACTTATTCGTTTTATCAAACTTTACTTCAACTGGACATACTTTTCCACCTGACCAAAATTTTGTTCCACTTGATGTTAATAAATCTTTGGGATACTCCTTCAATAACTTTAATATTCCAAAATTATATTTTTCATTAAATCTATCTAAAGCAAATAATACACAATCTTTATACTCTAACATGCTATTTTTTAAAAAATATTTCACATTATTAATTATCTCCTCTTTCTCATTCCCTTCATAATTTTTTAAACTAATATCTTCCTTTAACTTATTTATACTACTAGGATAAATATTGAATATTTCCTCAAATTCGTCCAAACTCCAATGAATTATATGCTCTATCGAATTTGGAAAATTCTTAACAGTACATACCGGATACGACTTTACTTCCTCATCTTGTGAAGCACCATAATTCTCAGTTATATTAGGTATTATTACCTGAGTATTACCCTTTGTCCCTAACGTACCTGACTCAAATAAAGGCTTGTTAAATAATACACATCTACTATCTACATATAATCTAGCCTCTATATTATCTAATGCATTCGCTACTATATCAACTGATTTAAAAAACTCATTATTAAAATAATTCTCACTTTCCTTACAAACTTTATCCCCTAAATAACAAAAATTTACATCCTTATTTAACTTCTTACTTTCCATAACCGCTACCTTTGATTTTAACTCACCTATATGCTCTCTCCTAAATAAAAACTGTCTGTTTAAATTTGACTTCTCTATCACATCCATATCGGTTATATAAATATTAGATTTATCTCCTCTACCAAAACCTAACATACTAAAATTCTTTAAATGCTCACATCCTATCGCACCAGCTCCTACTACAAATATTGAACAATCTCTCACTTTATTAACATTATTATTACCTAATAACATCCTTAAACAATCATATCTATCATTTCCTTTAACAAATTCATTATCACAAACTAAATCCAAACAATCATAATAAAACCATTGACTTATTGGTAAATATTTATTTGTTAATCCTTTGATAGCCTCCTGAGCAGCATATGAACCTAATACTGAACTTAATCCTATAAAATTAAAATCTTTATACTTATCAAAATCTTTATTTACAAATTGTTTATGTAAATCAATAAATTCACTATTAATAGTAGGATTAACTAATTCACTTTCTAAATTATTATGACTAATACACACTTCTTTTCTTACTTCTACTAATTTATCTCCTGATTTATATCTATTTAATTTATTAATATTATTTACTTTAATTTTATTAATATCAATAACCTCTTCTACATCATACTCAGTGTCATATATTCTAAATTTATCACCTTTATATAAATTATGCTTTTCTACTGTTTTTATAATATCTTCTTCTATATTATCTATAATTGATAAAGATAACTCTTCTCCATTAATATCATTAGTTGTATAGTTTATAAAATCACAAAATATATTTCCAACTATACCAATTGAATTTACCCATATAAACCTCTTATTCAAAAATCGCATTTCATTATTTATTTTTATTGCGTCAGTAATACTATTATTTACTAAAATATAAAGATCATAATTTATTATTTCATTTTCTAATACTCTAACATACGGATTTAAACTTTTTAAATTATCTATTACACATTCTAACTTATTTTTACCAATGTCTTCTTCTTTTAAATAATATGTATCTGATAAGTCTTCTATTTTAACATTAGAATTATCTAATATATTAATTGTATTTATTCCTGATAAAATTAAATGTTTTATTATTTCTAATGATGTTCCATTTAATCCATTAATTAATACACTAGAATTACCTAAATTTTTAACAGCATCTAAACCATAAACAGCTATCTGTCGAGAATATAAATTTTCATCCATCTTACATAAATTTATTAATTAATATTTAAATAAATTAATTAATCAATTTTTATTTAATCCTCTTTACTATATTCCTGTTATTATATAGAACTAACTTCATTTCATCCTTAATCTTCTTCATTACTACATCATTATTCATCTTTTCTAAATAACGCCTAAATTTGTAATATATTATAGGATAATCCTTACCTACATCAACCCATTCTTCATATTTCTGTTCTAGTATATCGTGTTTCTCATCAAACATATCATCTATTACATCATCTCGATTATATGTATTCCATTGTTTCCCATCATATAACATTATATAACCACTTTTTAAATTAGATAAAAATACATTATGATTTTCCGGCTTCTTTTTATTAAAATGAATTCGCTTTAACAAATGAGGGACACACATATTGTTGTGATTAAAACACTTGATAAAATCCTTATCGGTTAAATCACTAATATCTGTCTTATCGTAAGCTAATAACTTAATATTATTCTGGATGTTCTGCACAATTGTACCACTATTCTGAATACCTGCCTTTTGAATTAACTCGTTTATTTGTTTATTCTTTTCATCCAACTCTTGATCATATTTACTAATTTTATCATCTTTTTCATTTAACAACTTAACTAACTCCTGCATGTAATGATTAGCTTGATCTGTTTTGATCTTCTCTTTACATTTTTTATAATGTCTAGCTAAGTTATCTGACCTACTTAATATTTTTTCACAATACTTGCACTGGTTAGAAAATGAGGAATTTTGAGGAATTTTGAGGAGCTCCTCATTTTTTGAGGAATCATCCTCATTTTTTGAGGAGTTATTGTTAATATTAATTTTATCTTTAATATCATATTTAATATACTCTTTTTGTAAGTTCGTCTTACTTAAAATAGGTTCACATAACTTTTTCCTCTTAAGATGGTTCATATATTTAGTTTTAATATTATTAGTAAATCCACATCTAGGACATTCATAAATTTTCATAACTATATATATTTACAATAAATATATTTTGGGATATTTTCGGATATTTTTGGTCATAAAATATCCTTTTTTTAAAAAAAAAGGATATTTACGGATATTAGATGTTACTTGAACTATACTTTTTATAAACTTTTTAATAAGTTAGAGCTAATATCCCAAAATATCCCAAAAATACACATTTTGGGATATTTTGCGGGGGGGGGAGGGAGCAACTTTTTTAAAATTCATTTTACAAAAATTTTTTTTTTTGAAAAATACTTTTCAAAAAAATGAATTTACAGTGCCTAAATTTTTCACTTTAATTTCACTTAATTTTTCATCTAAATTTAGACCAATTGAAATAAATCATTTTTTAATGATCTGGTTTTAAATAAATTTATTTAATTCTCTTTACTATATTCCTATTATTATAAAGAACTAATTTCATTTCATCCTTAATTTTCTTCATTACTACATCATTATTTATCTTCTCTAAATAACGCCTAAACTTATAATATATTATAGGATAATCTTTACCTACATCAATCCATTCTTCATATTTCTGTTCTAATATATCGTGCTTCTCATCAAACATATCATCTATTACCTCATCCCGGTTATATGTAATCCATTGTTTGCCATCATATAACATTATGTAACCACTTTTTAAATTAGATAAAAATACATTATGATTCTCAGGCTTCTTTCTATTAAAATGAATTCGCTTTAACAAATGCGGTACACACATATTATTATGATTGAAACACCTAATAAAATCCTTCTCAGTTAAATCACTGATATCCGTCTTATTGTAAGCTAGTAACTTAATATTATTCTGGATATTCTGCACAATTGTACCACTATTCTGAATACCAGCCTTCTGAATTAACTCGTTTATTTGCTTATTCTTTTCCTCTAACTCTTGATCATATTTACTGATTTTATCATCTTTCTCATTTAACAACTTAACTAACTCTTGCATGTAATGATTAGCTTGATCTGTTTTGATCTTCTCTTTACATTTCTTTAAATGCTTACTTAAATTACTACTAGTTGAATAAACCTTTTCACAATATTTACAAAAATGGATTCTTTTGGATTCATTTGGATTCATGAATCCATTTTTGGATTCATCAATGGATTCTTTTGGATTCATTTGGATTTTATCTTCAATACCATACTTGATATACTCTTTTTGTAAGTTCGTCTTACTTAAAATAGGTTTACATAAATTTTTCCTCTTAAGATGGTTCATATATTTAGTTAAATTATTAACTTCATAATTACATCTAGGACAAGTATAAACAATCATAACTATATATATAAATTAATATTATAAATTAGTCTTTTTTCTGTCTTTTTACTGTCTTTTTCTGACATTAAAAGACAGTTTTTTATTTTTTTCTGTCTTTTTCTGTCTTTTAACCTTTTTTGTACTTAGAGTTTTTATTATTTTATTATGTATGTGAGCAAAAGACAGTAAAAAGACAGAAAATGTGTATTTTTTAATAATTAGCGGGGGGGGGAGGGAGCAACAAAAATAAAATTCATTTTACAAAATTTTTTTTTTTTGAAAAATACTTTTTAAAAAAATGAATTTACAGTGCGTAAATTTTTCACTTTCAATTCACTTATTTTCTCATCTAAAATCAGACCAAATAAAATAAGTCATTTTTTATGGTCTGGCTTTAAATATAAACTATTAAATCTATTTAGAGATGTTTATAAAAATTAACAAAATTGCTAATTTTTGTAAGAATAATTTATATATAAAAAAATTATAATATTTAAAGAATATTAAATGTTCTAATTACAAATCCAAATATAAATAACATTATTAATAGTGAAAATAATATTATTAATACTGGCTCAACATTTTCTAAAAATGTACCTCTAACTTTTATTATTATAAATTTCTCTGTTATATTTTCATCAAAAGTATCTAAATATGGAACTGATTTTATACATTCCCACATTTTCTTTTTTTTTATAGTATCCATACTTTATTTAATAAATTAATTCATCTGAATTTCATTATTATGAAATGTACCACTATAAACTATTTCTCCAGAATCTGAATATAAAGTTCCTTGTCCATGTTTACTTCCATTTACCCACTCTCCATCATATTCTATATTTTCTGTAGTCTCGTAATACGAAATACCTGAACCCCAAAATACATCATTTTCGAATTCACCTTCATACACTTTTAACCCATTCTCATATAAAATACCACTTCCTTGAAACTTACTATTATTAAAATTACCATTATATATTAATTGATTATTTCTATATAATTTTCCTAATCCAAAATATTTAAAAGATGAATTAGCTCTTCCTTCGTATATCTTTTCTTCACGATTATTATACTCTAATAAATTTACAAAATCTTCTAAGTAACATGCTTTATATCTAATCTTATTTCCTTGCCAATAAAAATATTGTAAATGCAAAGTTCCCTCTGTATATGAATTTTCTAATTTTAAATCTCCAGTATGATAAAATTCTACTTCTTTCACTAATTTACCATTAATATCATAATTACATTCTACTATTAAAATATTTTGACTATTATACTCCTTTATCATTTTTTTCTTCTCATTTTCATAAAACTGAAACTCAAATTTTGGGAATAATTTCCCTTTTTCATAATAAGCACCTGTTCCATATTTAATTTTATACTCTTTATTCTCTATAAAGATAGAATCAGTTTTTACTCTAGAATTAAATATATTTCTATTTTTTAATAAATTACCTTCAAACTTCAATGATCCATCATCATGAAATAATATTATATTATCTCCAATTAAATAACGATCAGTATAAATATCTTCATTATTCATTAAAAAATTATTTATTGTTAATACATCACATTCTACTAATTTAACTCCATTTTCATGATAAAATTTTCCTTTATTAGGTTCATTATTAATAAAAATTCCATTAAATATAACAAACTCATTTAAATATATCTTTCCATTTACCCTTTCATTATTAATGTAATTACCTTCATATATTAACTCTTCTTTGTAATTATATTCTTTACCAATTCCATCTTTATTTAATCCATTACATTCTCCTTCAAATTTTTTATTGCCATTATCATAATACTCTATTATATATTTTCTTTCTTGAGCTAAATCATTAATCCATTCTGATTCTAATTTTATACTATTATATTTATTAAATAATTTACCTTTACCATTTTTCAAATTATTTTTAAAATATCCAATGAAAAATTCTCCATTTATATATATTTCTTTACCAAAACCATCTTTTCTACCTTCTTTAAAATACCCTTTATAGTTTTTAAATAATTCATTATTATTATATTCTAATAACCCTTCTCCTTCAAATTTATTATTTTTAAAATTACCATAATAACTAAATTCTTTATTCCATAACTTTCCATATCCATTTTTTTTACCATCTAATATTTCTCCTTGATATATACTAGTATCATCTCTAATTGTTGATATCATATTATTTATATATAAATTTATCTATAAATAAAATATTATTATTCAATTTTTATTAAATATCAATAGTATTACTACTTTTACTATCCTTTTTAAATATATAATATTTATGTAATTTACTGAATTCTAATCCAGCTTTATTAATACTATTGTCTAAATCATAAAATTTACTTATTCTTGTAAAATATTCCCTTGATTGTTTATTTTCCTCATTTATTGCTACCTCTTTGAAAAAAGTCTCTTTATTAAGATAAATATTGTAAAATGATTCACTTTCAATTAAACTTAGGTTACATCTATCTTTTAATGTTTCTCTAATATACTTATCACATACTAAATATTCAGTATAATAACTTCCTTCTTCTTGAAACATTGCCACATTTGCTTCGTATGATAATCCTGTTTCACATACTTTATTTTTTTTGTAATCATATGTAGCTCTATATCTAAAAAATAATTTATTTTTTCCATCTTCTTCATAATAAGACTCAATTACACCATTATTTTTCTTAAACTCTTTATTAATTAAATCACCATCAAATGTTGTTATTAATAAATAACCTCCATCATTCAAATAATTATTAACATTACTACAAAAATTATTCCATGTATCTACATTTTTAAATAAATAATGAATCATTAATTGACAATTAAATACATCAAATTTAGTTTTTGATAAATTTTTTCTGTCATTTCCAAATATTCTAATCATATCATTTTTGTTCTTATCTGACATCTTACCTAAAAATTTAATTTGACTCTCATAATTTAATTCTAATGATGCATCTGCTAATATAAATTCCATCTTCGGAAATGTTTTATTCTTTCTTTTAAAATTATTATATCTACTTATTGCTCCATCTATAGATGAAAATAAATCATTATATCCTATGTCTATTCCAATATAATTACCTATTCTAGCATGAAACATTTTTAATAAATCACCACCTCTTCCACAACCATAATCTAACACACTTAACTTTCTTTTTTCATTCTTCAAGTTTTCTTTCTCCGAACAATAAGTAAAAATCATATTACTTTTTATATAATTATGAAAATCTCTTAATGATTCTCCTAAATTTGTTATTTTTTGATAAAATTTATTTTTTTGTTGTTCTTTTGCTATCACTACAGCATCTATTTTCTTTTTAATTTCTGATAACTCTTTTTCATAAAAACTTTCTATTCCTAATTTTGATAAATCATTTATTGTAATATTTTGTTTTATTGAACTCCATACTGCATTTGCAATTTCTGCATTATTACCATATTTTTTTTTGTTCTTCAAAACACTCTCAGTCTTGTCATATCTTGTTCTTATTGGAACCCACCTAAATTCTGATTCTAGTGAACTATCATTACTATAATAACACTCTATTACAGTATTATCTTGAATTATATCACCCTCTACATCTCTAATAATACCATCTATATTACTAATCTTTGCAATATGCAAATTCTCATCTCTTTTAAATAAAGTTGGTATTTCTATATTATTTATCATTTTTCCTACATACAAATTTAGAATTTTATAAGTTTTTCCTTCTACAGTTCCTTCTATTGAATCATCATATACATTTATTGGAATACCATTTTCATCTTTTTCTATCTTCACATAAAAATCTATGGAATTCTTTTCTGGTGGTTTCCATTTGTAGTTTTTAAATTTTTGCTCTTTTAATAATCTAGTATATATCTGCTTTAAAGGAGTGTATATTAAACCATCTAATATATATGGTACTTCTATACTATTATCTGAATAAATATCCCACATCAAATCTGAATATCTAAATATCTCACAATCTAAACCTCCTAATGAAAATATAAAATACTTTTGACATACAAATGTATCATTTTTACTCTTTTTCAAATTATCTACTAAAAATTTAAAATACTTTTTTAAATCATCCCTATAATATTTTTCAATTTTATCTAAATTAAATTTATCATTATATTTATTAAACTTGTAATCAAATTTAAATCCTTCTCTCACTAATTTATTTAATTTATTATATCTATCTTCTAAATTTACCTCACTCTGAATATTTTCTCCACTAAAATATAAAATATCAAATAAAGTATAAATAAATTTATTATACTTACTATTAAATATATATTCACCATCTACTATCGAATTATTAAAATTATCACTGTTTAACTCCACTCCTGAATTCTTGATCTCTAAATTTGAAAATATTAAATATAATTTTCTATTAATTATTATGCCTAAACATCTATCACCATCTGCTTTATCTGTTACTGAATAATTATTTGGTAAAAATTCAACTATATGAAGAGCTTCTAATGAAACAACATTTGGTCCATATAATGATTTATTTGATACATTTTCCTCTCCATATAATAACTTATTATATGTAGATAATACTAATTTTTTCTCACTTAATGATACTATATTATTACTTTGCTCTAATATTTTTTTACAAAATAATATATACTTATTTAACTTATCTAAATATTCAGCTTCCTTTGTACTACTCAATTTTTTTTTTTTATTAAAATCTAACTCATATTCAAATATGTATGGATAACTGTTTATTTTATTTATATTATTACCTTGCTTTACTTTTGTTAAATCTAATACAAACTCTACATCATTATTGCTATCTATTATCAAACTTATTCTAGATTTTTTTCTAAAATTAATACTCATCTTATTAATATTTTTTAAATCTACTAAATCTTCTAATTCTTTCTTGGTAACTTTTTCTTCTTTTGATAATCTAATTCTAATATCATACTCTTCTAAATCATACGTATTTTCAAAATTTTTTTTTTTATTAATTATACTTAAATTTTCACTTTTATTATTCAATATCATTGAAATTAATATTGAAAATATTATGTGATTCGGTTTATTATGCATAGACTTCATTAATTTATTTATTTCATCAACATTATTTATTGTAATCCTATACATATGAAAATTATTGTTATCATAATTATACGAAATATCTAATGTTTCTTTATGATCTAATTTTAAATTATTATCATCTGAAAAATTCTTTAAATATTTTAATAAATCTGTAAATTCTTTCAAATTAATATTATTATTTTTCTTAAAACCACCAAACATTATTTCAAATTCATCTGTTGAACTTAAACCTTTATATAATTTTTGAAATTTTTTTAACTCATCATTATTAAATAAAATAGATTTCATCTTATATAATAATATTCATATATTTTTATATACTTTATTATTCAATATTTTTTATATTCAATATATTAAATGAAAAAAAATAAAATTAAACTATTTGCTATCTATATTAAAAATATTAGAAATAATAAAGATAATAAATTATATTCATTATACAAATCTAACAAATTGAACTTCCAAAAAATTTATAAAATAAGAAAAATTATTGACACAAATTTATGCCAACAATTTAATCAAAATGGTGGTTTTTTTTACGACCAAAATGATGACTTTATTATACAAATTTTAGATACTATTGATTTTATATTTGATATTATTAATATTCTACCAAATCATTTTTTTAAAACAAATACACAGTTTATAACTCTACCTTATTCTATATTATCTTTTTACAATAATCTATTGAGAAATAATTACGAAATGGCATTTTATACTCTTATTGGTATAATACCTGGTATTGGATCATTAATATCTACTTCATCTAAAATAATCTTACGAATTATTAAACATAATCAAAAAATTCAAAATAATAAAAAAAATTTTGATACTCTTAATCAAATTAAAGTTTCTAAAGAAATTAAAAAAATTATAAATTCGAAATCTTTTAATAATCCGTTTTTATCCGAATTTGAAGAAAATTATAATTAATATATATATATATGGAATACAATATAGATAAATACTCTCATAAATTATCTGTTAAAAATAATATAAGCTACGAAATAGCTAGAGATATTATAGAAAAAAATATAGAAAAATTAGAAAATAAATTACCTACTTCTAATAATATTGTTAAAAAAGCATATACCAAATCTAAAAAATTAACCGGTGGTAACAAAAAATACATATTTAAAATTATTTATAACAACCATCTTTAGCCAATTTATCAGCCATCTCATTACCATAATTATTATTATGAGCCCTCACATACTCTAAACTAATATTATATTTACTATTTAACTTTTCATAAACTATCTTCACTAACTCTCTATTTGGAATATCATCTTTCCAATTATTTATATTCTGTTTATCTCCATAACTCGTACAACATAATATTACATACTTTGAATCAGTATGTATTATTACTTTATCATCATAATCATCTAATATATCTAATGCTTCATTTAATGCACTTAATTCTGCTATATTATTTGTTATCTTGTCTAAATTTAATTTTTTTGAAACATTCCTTTCATCGTTCTCACCAAAATAAATTCCTATACCCGCTTTACTACCTTCTTTACCATTATTTAAACAACTTCCATCTGTATAAACTTCTAAAATATTATTTTTTTGTTCTTTTATTAAACCTAAATTTAAAAAATCTAATGCTTCCTTTTTTGTTTTAAACTTTTTATATTTTGCACCTTTGTATCCTTTTACTTGTTTTTCACAATCTTTCCAGGATTCAAATATTCCTGTATTAAAACCTTTAAATACCGAATAATACATCTTTATATTTATTTTATATATATCAAAAAAAATGAATTTCAAATTATTTATATATATATTTTTACGTTATATATATAATGGATTTTGATTTAATCGTTGCTACTGATGAGAATAATGGTATAGGTTTACATAAAGATAATCAATTTAAATTACCATGGCATAATAAAGATGATTTGTTATTTTTTAAAAATATTACGTCTAATGATAATGTTTTAAAAGCAATTATTATGGGCAAAAATACTTTTGCATCTTTAAACTTTAAACCATTACCTAACAGGTTTAATATTGTTATTTCATCAACTTTATGTTATTCTGAAACTAAATTTTTAAAAATATTTACTAAATTAGATAATGCATTAATATTTTGCAAAAAACTAAATTTAAAACCTTTTGTAATTGGAGGATCTCAATTATATAATGAAGCTTTAACTAACACCAACTTAGATAAAATTTATTGGAATATTATTCATGAAACTTCTAATGATTCTAATATATACTTTCCTATCAATTTAAATAATAATGAATTTACTATTTTAAAATCAAATAGAATTAATAATGTTACTTATAATCAACTTGTTCATAAACATAAAAATAATTGTGAAAATGATTATCTAACTTTATTAGAAAAAATTTACTTTTTTGGTGATGAAAGAACCACAAGAAATGCAGTAACTAAATCTATGTTCGCTAAAAGTCTACAATTTGATCTTAATGATAAATTCCCACTTATTACTTCTAAAAAAATGTTCATCAGAGGCATTTTTGAAGAATTAATTTGGTTCTTAAAAGGACAAACAAATAGTAAAATTCTTGAAGACAAAAATGTTAATATTTGGAAAGGAAATTCCTCTAAAGAATTTATTGAAAGTAATAATTTACCTTACCAAGAAGGCGATATTGGTAATATGTATGGTTTCCAACTTAACCACGCAGGTGCAAAATATATTGATTGTAATACTGATTACACTAATAAAGGTTTTAACCAAATCGAATATTGCTTAAATTTACTTAAAAATGATAAATTCTCTAGAAGAATTATTATGACAACATTCATACCACATGAAGCACAAAAAGGTGTTTTATACCCTTGTCACGGTATTGTTATACAATTTTATGTTAGAGAAGTTAATAATACTAATTTACTTTCGTGTCATATGTATCAAAGATCTGCTGATATGTTTTTAGGCGTTCCATTTAATATTACATCTTACTCACTTTTAGTTTACATGATTTGTGAAGTATTAAATAATGATACAGAAAATAATATGCAATTTAAACCAGATAAATTAAAAATTTCTTTTGGTGATTTACATATTTATCAACAACATTATGATGCAGTTAAATTACAATTAAATAATGTACCTTACCACTTTCCACAAATTAAATTTAATAATAATAGAACTAATTTACAAGATTTTGTTTACGAAGATATTGTTTTAGAAAATTACTTTCACCATGATAGAATTCAATCAGATATGATAATCTAATAATTTAAGACGTTCTTCATTTATTAAATTATAACTACTATCTAACTCATTCAATACTAACAATAATATAAATATCAATAATATAAATAATATATAGATTCTTATATTATAAATAAAAGTTATTCGTTCATTTTCTATTTCCTTTGGTTTTAATTTATACTTATAAACACTTTCCATATTTATATATAATTATTTTTATATTATATTTATATATGTCTAAAATTAAATTAGATATAAAACATTATGAAGACATTAATAAACTTATTATTGATGATATATTTTTAATTAATATTTTTGATCAAGGTTTATGCATAACACAAAATATTAATCATATATCTAACTATAGTATTTTTATTCCTAAAAACAAGTTTAATACTTTTATATTAAGTAAAGAATTTAGCTTTGTTACTAATAATATTTATGATATTTTTGATATAGAAACTAAAATTATTAATAATAAATTACACTTAGCTAATAATAATAAAATTGTTAATAATGTTTGCAATTTATGCAAAAAACTTCATACACTAAAATTTCATAGAAATAATATTAAAATTAATATCGATAAAAAAATAGACTTCCTTAACAATAACTCATTCGAAACTCTCATTTCTAGCAAATTTAATGGCGTTGTTTTTAGAACAAACAAATATGGGTTCTATATTTATATTAATCTTATCTATAAATAATTATTGTTGTACACACTGAACATTATTATCATCATCTTTTTTATCTATAAATGATGATGCTACTACAGTTTCATATTTATCATTTACTTCAAACTTCTCTGTCTCGAAATTTTCTTTTATCACCCTTCTTTGACTATCACTTAAATTATCTAACATCCTAACTTTAAACTTAATTATCAAATCTCCATTATTACCATTCATATTATATAATCCATAACCATTTAACACTTTTATATCATTATTACCTATTGGACCATTCACTTTTACATTAATCGTTTTCCCATCTAATAACTTCAAACTAAATTTTGTACCTAACAATGATGTACCAAATTTAATCGTTTTCTCTAAAACTAAATTTTTATCATTAACCTTATATAACTTGTGATCTAAATAAACTATTACAAATACTAAGTTTCCTGACTCGAAACCTTCTTTCTGATTACCCTCTCCTTTTTTAACTATCTTCATATTATTATTACAACCTTTAGGAATACTAATTTTTAACTTTTTCTTATCTGTTTTACCATTAATATTCCTTTCAACTATTACCTCCTTTGAACAACCCTTCATCACCTCCTCTAAAGTAATTCCTATTTTTATTACAGTATCTCCTAATTGTTTTCTTACATGAACATTACTAAAACCAGCCCCAAATGGACCACCCATTCTAATATTCACACCAGGTCCAAATGGATTACCCATACCTGGGAAATCATTACTATTAAATATATCATTAAATATATCAAATGGATCCATATGAGGACCATTATTAAAATCTGCATCTAAACCATCTTTACCAAATCTATCATAAATTTCACGTTTCTTTTTATCACTTAAAACTTCATAAGCTGACGATATATCTTTAAATTTGTTTTCATCACCACCTTTATCAGGATGATGTTTTATTGCTAACTTTCGATATGCTTTCTTAATTTCTTGCTCACTCGCTGTTTTATTGACTCCTAATATATCATAATAATCAGACATTATAATAACTAATTTGTAAAACTTTAAATGTATTTTTATATTATTATAAAATTTTATATTAAATAAAAATTTTTTTTATGAAAATCCTGCATATTCAATAAAGTAAGATAAAGATCAAATTTTATTAATAATATCATGTAAATTTTCAACAGTTTCAATTGAATCTAAATTTTTAGGAAGATGTTTTTCAATTTTCTTCCAACTTTCAATATGTCTTGTTGTATCTACTAAACCACGGGAGGCTAATTTCCTTAAAGTAGGATAAAGATAAAGCTTTTTATAGACTTTTCGAAAAGTACGTTTATGTAAATTCAGAAATCCAAATTTTTCTTTCCATTTTTTAAATTTATCTGGATCAATATCAAATTTTTTTTCATGATGTTGCTTCGTATAAATTTTAAATGACTTAATTATTTTAAAAATAATACACGAATCTGGATTATCTCCTGTTTTGGGTGTTGTTAGTATTTGGATTTTATTTCGAAAATTACTTCTTCTTTTACTAAGGATTTGTTTAAATTCTATGAAAATATTATTTTCTTCATCTATAGAGTTATCGTTTGAAGAACTTGTATCTACTAATTCCATAGAGTTATCGTTTAAAGAACTTGTCCTATTTTCTTTTATTGCTTTAATTATTTTTTCCCAGAATTCTATTTGATTTCGGTTGTTGATCATACCTTTAGAAGCATAATCATGTAATTCTGGAAAAATAAATAATTTTTTTTCAAATCTTTTAAATGTATGAACACTTATTTTCAATTCATTCAGATTATTTTTTTCCTTCCAATTTTTAAAGTTATCATCAGTAATATTAAACTCTGTTTCATTTGTTTGATCTGTAAATTCTAAAAAAGATAGAAAAACTCTCCTAATAATTGAATTTTCTCCACCTTCAGTTAATTTCTGCACTTTATTTAAAGTATTTAAGCGTTTTTTATATATTTCCAAAAAATCATTTCGAATATCCGAAATAGATGAATTATCGTTTTCAACTGACGATTTATCCAATACTTGATTATTATCAGTCATTATAATTTGGAAAAAATAATTTTGTTACTAATAGTTATAACTCAAGAAAATTTTTTTTGTTTTGTTTTAATTTTTGGGTTACAATTATTTTATAAAGTTAATCATAAAAAAATTAAAATTCAATTTTTTTCTACCATTACAATATTAATTTAATAATAATAATATGTACTTTTTAGGTCTTATAACACGATGCAAAGACGAATTTTTTATAGAAGAATTTTGTAATTATTATGTTTCTCAAGGTATAGATAAAATCTATATTATTGATGATAACAGTATAAATAAAGCAATTTATAATAATTTACTTAATAATGAAAAAATAGTTATTAAATATATGACAGAAAATAATGATAAATGTCATGATTTTGCTTGCTCAGATTCATGTACATGTAATAGGGTTATTGCAAATGATGTTTATCAGAGTATAAAACATAATTTTAAATGGATGATATATGTAGATGTAGATGAATTTGTAACAACTAGAAAAAACATAAATAAAACAATTAAAGATGAATTACAAACAACATTAAAAGATTTTGATTGTATTAAAATACCTTGGATAATGATGTCTTGTTATGGTAAAATGAATCCACAAAGCATTCTTAACAATAATATATATAGAATTAATTATGATAAAAATTATAATTTTAAATGTAAATCTTTAAAAGGAAAAAATAAATTTTCTATACAAAATTCAGGAAAACAAGTACAAACTAAAACAATTTTTAAGTGTTCTAAATTTAATGGTGTTCATGATAAACAAAATCCAAGCGATCATTATCCAGTTTTTCCTACAAATAATAATTTAAAAATTATTAATAGTGTTAACTTAAATATAATGGATATAGAACAAAAAGATTGTAATATAATTAATGAAAAATCAATTAAAAATTCTATTTTATTATGTTATCATTATCGAATTATTAGTGAAGAACACGCACTTAATAAAATGAATACAAATAATTGGTATAAAGAAAATGGATACACTTTACAAGATCTTACTAATAACCAATCTAAAGATACTATCGATCTAACTTTAAAAAATAAAATAAATTAATATATATATATGTTTAATGATAAATGCAAATTACCTGTACTATTAGCTTACGCAATGCTTACCTATATTATTGGATCAATTTATTACTTATTTGCTACAATAAATATTGGTACCCCATTCAAAGATTCTTTAAATGAAGAACAAAAAAAAAT